GTGTCGTTGACGATCTCGTCGAGCAGGATCTCCGCGGCCTTCGCGAGGTACCCGTCGGTGACAGCGTTGTCCGCGAGCTCCTGGAGCTTGTCGACATCGTCGAACTCGATCAGGTCTGCTTCGATGCGATCGGCGATGTCCTTCAGGTTGTCATCATCGTCGTTGGCGTTGTCGAGCCGCTGGAGGTGCCGTAGGCGAAGGAGGCCGAGCGCCGTCTTCTTGTCAGGCGTGGCGTTGACGTCGTCCTCGTGCTCGGCGACGTAGCCCGCGTCGTCATCCTCGCCAGGAACCTCAGCAGCAGACGACTCTGCGGCGCGCTCCTTCTGGACGCGCTCCAGCTGCGTGAGCGCGTCGTTGAACCCGTCTCCATCGCCGCGCTTGCGCTCGGCCTCGAGGGCCTCGGCGAGCTCGTCATCGGTCAGTGCCTCAGCCGCGTCCGCGTCGGGGGTGGGGCTGTCGAAGGACCTTGCCTTCTGGAGCTCCTCGGTGTACCGCTTCTCGCCGTTCGACGGCCCAGCACTGGGGGCCGGCGCGTTGCTCGGCGGCTCCTCGCCGATCGGCGTGGTGTAGCCGCTGAAGTCCGCACCCTCGTCCTCTTCGCGGCGGATCATCTCGTTCATGAACGCGTTGCGGGCGCTGTCGTCGCCGCTCGTGTTCGCGAGGTTGTACGCCTCGATGAGGTCGGGGTCCGACAGGTTCGTCTGCAGGTCGTCCGGATCCGACCAGTCGACGCCGAAGTAGTCCGTGACGTCCTCATCGGGAGCGTCTTCCGGCACGTCGACAGGAGGAGCAGACTGCTCGAGCGCGTCGGCAGGGAGTCCGCGGCGCACGCGCTCGTTTCGGATGTTGTCAGCAAACGCGCCGAAGCCCTCCTTGTTGTACGCGTTGTAGCTGAGAGCATCGAGCTCGTCGTCTGTCAGCTGCTTCATCGCAGCAGCGTACCCGCCGGTGTACTTGTTCTCGGGCTTCTTCCTCTCCTCGGCTGCGAGCTCCGTGAGCCGCTTGTTCGCCGCGCGCACAGCCTCGTCATCTGGAGGTCCGCCAGGCCACGCAGCATCGATCGCGGCCTGCTTCTCGTTCTTGCGCCGCGTGATCTCGTCGTTGTACTTGTCGACCTCGTCTCGCAGCTTCGAGACGTCTGAGCCCATGCCTCCGGACCAGACCTCCTCGTTGTGCCACGCAGTGGACGCGGCGCTGAGCTTCTCCTTGAGCTCTGCATCCGACATCGACGCGAGGTCCTCGACGTCGGCGTCAGACGACGGCTCCACGAGGTCAGCCGCAGGCTCTGCGCTTGTGCCGCGCGACGCCTGCTCGTTCTTCAGCGTCTTGAGGTCGATCGCACCTGACATGCCGTAGTCGCCATCGATGTTCCGCATCTCGCGCTCCGTGATCGCAGCGTCGAGATCTTCATCGGAGAGGTTCTTGGCGGCAGCCTTGCCGTAGTCGTCAGTCGTCTGCGCCTGCTGGGCGGCGTACCACTTGTCCAGCGGCGAGTCCTTCCCCGTGTCATCGGGGTGCAGCCCGCTCATGGGCTTCGTCGACCTTGGCGGCGACGTGGCCGTCTTGATGTAGTCAGCTCGATCCTTGGCGGCCTGCGCCTCGGCAGCTCCTGGCGTCTCTCGGAACGTGCGCTCGTCCTCGAGGGTCTTGAGGTCGATCTTGCCAGACATGCCGAGGTTGCCCATCTGGTTGCGAGTCCGGCGGAGGTTGATCGCCTTGTCGAGGTCCTCGTCCGACAGCTCCTTGGCTGCGGCCTTGCCGTAGTCGTCGACCTTCTGCGCAGCCTGCGCTGCGTACCACCGGTCGAGTGCGGTGTCCTGCCCGAAGTCGTCTGGGTGCTTCTTGGGTGCTGCGCTCGGAGCGTCGGCATCGGGCAGCGCAGCCTTGGGCTCCGGGCCAGCGTCTCCGGTGCCGATGCTGTCCACCCGACGATCGACCTCGTCGAGCACCGCCTGATCGAGCTTCTTCAGCGTGTGGCCATCGCGCGAGCCGTAGCCCTCTTCGCCGTGCAGCTCCGTCATGCGACGGCTTGCCCCGCTGTAGCGCTCGAGCGTGGCGTCGTCGACCGACGAGAGGCTGTCGTTGATGACGGCGTTCTCGAGATCGTCGAGGACCTTCGAGTGCTGCTCGTCGAGCTGCGGCGAGCTGACGACACCGCCAGGTGTGCGGTCGCGCATGCGGTCGAGCCGCGCGAGCTTTGCGTCCGGAGCCTCGGGATCTGGCGCCTCCATCTCGGGAGCGAGCGTCAGCGTCGCCTTGGTCTTCGGCGCAGTGTCGAGATCGTCAGGCTTGCGCTTGATGATCTTCTTGCCCTGAGGCGTGTCGATCTCGATCAGGATGTCGGGCTTGCCAGGCGACTTCGGGTCCGGGACGATGTCCTTGACCTGGCCGCGCATCTGCTTCGCGTTGCCGCCCGGTGCCTTGATCCCGGTGTGGCCATCACGAACCTGGTCGAAGAAGAACTTGACGAAGCCGAGCTTCTCGATGAACCGGCCGTCTCGACCGCGCGGGTGCAGGTCCGGGTTCCAGCGGCGAACGGCTGCGGTCAAGGCCTCGTCCACCATGCTGGCGTCGTCGTCCAGGCTCCCGAGCAGGTCGACGTCCATCTCCCTGGCGCGCGCTTCCAGCGCCGCGACGACTGTGAAGTCCGTGTCGTCGCGAGACAGCTCGACCAGCCACTCCTCGTAGAGTCGCTGGGCAGCTCCAGATGGCGTATCCACGCACCAGGATCGTAGCCAGCACCACGCTGGCAGTCACGGCAGTGTCAGGTCGCGACGGCGGTGGCTGGCACTCGGACTGGCGCGACCCCCTGCTCGCCATTGGGCGAGACCGGGCCACCCTCTGGCGTTGCTCCAGGCGCCGTGGGCTGATCGGTCGACGTCACGTTCGGCTCGCTCTCGAGCAGATCCGTGACCTCGCTGGTCACGCCCGACTGCGCCTGGCCCGCGGCTCGCTGCTCCGCGAAGAACTTCGGGTTGAGGCTCTCGAGCAGCACCAGCGACTGACCAGGATCAGGCTGCGCCTTCTCCAAGGCGACTCGCCGGATGAGCTCGTCGGGATCCGGAGCATCGTCCTCGGTGAACCCCCGAGCCCGACGCCAGGCCTTGGCGGAGATGGTCTTGTGCTGGTAGCCGTCGTTGGCTGCCTGGCTCTTGTCCGGCCGCGTCGTGATCTGCGACGGGTCGTACCAGACGCAGAACCGCTGGACGATCTCGGCCGCGATCCCGTCCTTGAGCATCGACGGCTTGAGGTACACGGTGGTCAGCGCGTCGCAGATCATGAGCACCAGCGGCTCGACGTGCGCCTTCAGCAGGTCGTCCGAGAGCACGACGGCGTTGGCGAACTTCACATCTGCGAGGCCGCTGACGAGCTCCTTCGGGACGTCGATGCACGCGAGGATCCGATCCAGAGCCCGATCGCCGATCCCGATCAGCGCTTCGTCGACAGGACGCGCGAGCTCGAGGCGGCGCATCTCCTTGCCGACCTCGGCAGGGCCGTTCGCGATCAGCGGCGAGACCGACGCGATCGAGGCCTCGTCCTCGATCGGCTCGCGCATTGCAGCCGCGACAGCCTCGTTGATGTCGCCGCCGGCCGCTGGGTTGATCCCCGTCGGGATGAAGACGACGCCGGCTCCGAGCTGCGACCGCTGCAGGTGTCGGATCGTCTGCTCGTTGAGCGTGAGCATCTCGCACGAGTCCAAGGCGCCGCGCATGCTCGCGTCGGCTTCCTTGCCGAACCGCGGGTGGCTTCGCCAGATCCGTGCGACGAACGTGCCGACCGGGATCGGCGTCTCGTCTGTGATGTCTCGGCGACGGCGAAGCGTCCACGACCCGCTGACGCCGCCCTCGACGAGCTCGTCGATCGACGCGACCATCCACTTGCTGTCGAGGAACAGCAGGAAACACTCGCCAGCGACGAGCAGGTTGAGGCTGAGCTTGCCCAGCAGCCCGGACTGCTGTCCGTCTGCGTTGTAGATGAGGCTGTCGACTGCCTTCTTGGCGGACTCGCAGGCCTTGGAGAGCTCGACCGGCTTCTTGGTCTCCTCGATGTCCTTGAGGAACGAGCTCGCCTCGACCGGCGTGAAGTTCTCGTCGTCGTTGACGGCCGCGTACAGCCGCACGCGCGACACCATCTGCGACAACGAGTTGAACGCGAACTTGATCTCGCCGACCTGGTCGAAGTAGTCCCACGCCGCTCGCTGCCACGCCTGCACCTGATGCACGGCGGTCGACGTGGCGCGGGACTTGTTGAGGTCGACCGGCTCGGCAGCAGCGACCATCGCGCGCGGGTAGTCGTACGGAGCCGTCTTCGGCGACAGCGTGCCGTCCGAGTTCTGGACGAACCGCTCGGCCTCGAACTCGGCCATCTGCTGTGCGTGCCGTGCGCTTGTGCGGCTGAGCGCGACCGGTCGCATGGCCGACGTGTCGGGGAGGTTCTGGGCGAACTGCTCGAGGATGTCTCCCGCTCGCTGGCTGCGCGGGTCCGTCGCAGGCGGTGGCAGCACGTACGGCTGCTCTGCCTGGCGCTGCTGCGCAGGCGTTGCCCCTTCCGGGACGAGCACCTCGAGATGGATCTCGGCACTCGAACGGCGACGAGGACGCCGTGTGCGGGCGGTGCCCATGTACGTGCGGCCCATCAGTCACTCCTCCATGCTGAGGTGTCGTCATCGTCATCGTCATCATCGTCACTGCCACCAGCGAGAGCGTCTTCCACGACGCGGAGCAGGACAGTGACCTCTGAGGCGGCGAGCACGACGAGGATCTTCTTCGGGATGATGAGCGCAAGGGCCGCAGCCCAGATGCTCGAGCACGCGGGGCAGCCCTGCAGGTACGCAAGGTGCCGGTTCCCGCTCTCCTTCATCTTCGTGCGCAGCGGCGCTGTGATGTAGTCGTCGGTCAGCAGCCGGCTGAGACGCGAGACAGCGAGAGCGTAGATGACGGCGTGCATGGTGGCACCGAACTTACTGAGGTCCATCACCTGCGGATGCGCTCACGCCACGGAGCGACCCTGAGCCCAGTTCCGATCCGATTGCGCCGATGCTCTGGAACAGCCGTCCTGAGCCCCTCGCCTCCGGGCCGAGTGAACGTGACCGAGCCGACCGCGTTGAGCGGCCGTGGATCGACCAGCAGTGCGCGGAGGCCGTGGACGACCGCGTCCATCCTGTTCGGCGACCACTTGCTCCCCGACGACTTCGACCCAGGGACAGGAGGCTCCCAGACCGTCATCTCCTCGATGAGGTCGCCGAGCCACTGGTCGTGGCGGACTCGGCCCTGCCGATAGGCCATGACGACCGGCCTGGCGCGGTCCGCCTTGCTGGTCAGCGCTGGGACCATCGCGACCGGGATCATGGGGTCCTCTGCTTGGATCACGGCGCGGACCATGGCGCCGCCCTGGTTTTGCTCGGCAAGCACGACGGGCGGGAGCTCGCCCTTCTCCTTCGGCTGCCACCGGCGCCACGCGTCAGCGATCTCCTTGGCCCAGACCTCTGGCTCCGCCTTGAGCGTCAGGTCCTCGCGGACCCACGCGTCGCGCCTGACGAGGTCGTTGTCGAGCGTCGCAGTGACGACCACGATGCCCGTGGCATCGCCGCGCGCTGACGCAGACGGGTCGACCGAGATCACGGTCTGCAGCCCTCGAGCAAGGGCGTGCCCGTCTGCCGGGTCGTACGGGACGGTCATGAAGTCAGCGTCTCGCCAAAGGGCTCCTTCGACGATCCCTAGCATCTCGCCGTAGAGCTCCTGCCTCTCCAAGGCAGTGTCCTGGTAGAGGTCGAGCATCTGCTGGATGTAGTCCGCAGCGAGGTTCGCGCGGTTGTCCATCGTCGAGCCGGTGATGACCTTGAATCGGTGCAGCTCGTCACCGGCGCGACGAAGCAGCTCGCGCAGCGTGTTGGTCCGCTTCGGCGTCGTCGTGGCGAGCACCTGCGGCTTCGTCCCGAGGCGGGTCGAGATGACGACCTGGTCCCACGCCGTCAAGCCCGATGAGTCTGGGATGTCCTTGAAAGCGCCGAGCTCGTCTGCCCACGCATAGTGGTGCTGCGGGCCTCGGAGCTGGTCGGGCTCTGTCGCCGAGAACGTCGTCGCGATCGAGCCGTTTGGCCAGACGAGCTTTCGGACCGACGGCGTGTAGTCCGGCATGAAGCTGTCAGGCGACATGGCGAGGATCCCGGACTCGCCACGGATCATGACGTCACGGACGTCGGCCACGGTGCGGCCGATGAGCGCGATGCGCGTGCCTGGGGTCTTGGCCTTCTCGATGACCCAGTGAGCTCCGACGAACGTCTTGCCGTAGCCACGACCAGCGAGGACGAGCGTGATCCACTCGGTGCTCTCGATCGCGTCTGCCTGATCAGGTCGTGCCCAGAACTTGTACGACGCGATGTCGTCGTCGCTGAGCCCGTCCAGCACGTCTTCGCGGTCGGCTTCGTCGAGCAGGCTGAGCTGCTCGGCCATTGACAGCGTCTCGAACGCACGGCCGTACAGCGACGGATGCGGCTCGCGCGGGATGGCCTTCATCAGCCAGACGCCGGATCAGGCTCGAGCTCTGCGACCACAGCACCAGAAGGAGACACAGCTGCTACGGGCGAGTGCCCTGCGATCTCAGCCTCGATCGCGTCGCGATACCGCGGGTCAGAGATGATCCGCTCGCGGACGTCGTTGAGCTTGTCACGCGCGGCCTCGAGCCGCGAGTCCGTGTCCTCTTCGGCGGTCTTGATCGTGATGGTCTGCTCTGCGCCCATGCCGACGCGATCGAGGATCTCCTTCGCGGCTTGGACTCGCGCCAGCTCGTTGGTGCCGGTCGCTGCGACGCTGATCAGAGCTGCGACGGCTGTGTCAGCACCCTCGACGAGCTTCGTGTAGGCACTGACGAGGATGCTCATCCGGACCTCGGGCGAGACCAGAGCCCCGCCGTGGTCGTCGCAGCGAGGCGACCCAGGGACGACGTGCCTGCCGCATCGCGATCCGTCGCGGCGTGTGAACTCGCACTTGAGCACCGGCGGGCGAGCCTTGCGCTTCGGGTCGCCGGGCAAGCCGGTCACTCCGCGGCCGCTCGGCAGCAGCCCGAGCGCAGCTCGCGACTTGGTCTTGGCCAGTGCGTCGACGCGCCACTCGGCCTCGGCAACGAGCAGCAGCTCGATCAGCTCGACCGTCTCGTCGGTGTCGCCTGAGATCGAGCGAACGGTGTCTGAGTAGGCGTCGAACGAGTACGACATCGGGAACCCGGGAGCCGACGTCATGAAGTACAGCGGTGAGAACGGGCCCATGGCATCTGCATCAGCCGCGGCCTTGTCCTCGAGCCACGCGAGGAACCCGACGCCGGTGCTTGCGAGGTCAGTCCGGTCCAGGTCTTCCTGCTCTGGCTCGTCCATGGCGCTCGATCCTACCGGTCCGGGCCACTGCCGAGCATGTAGTGCCGAGGTGGCATCTGCTTCCACGTGCTGACCACGCGGTCGAGGAACACGTCGGAGCCGATCATCGCCTGGACCCGCGGGTCGTCAGGGTCCATGCCGTAGCCGACCGTCATGTGCGGCGTGTACGACGGATACCGCATGTACGCCTCTGTGAGCGAGTCGCGCTGCTCGAGGCAGTGCGTGAGCTCGTCGTGGATCTGATGCAGCGGCGGCGCATCGAGCAGCAAGACGACAGCCTTCTCGCCGTCGTGGCCGAACACGTCGACGCCTGTGACTGTTGCCTTGATCGGCGCGTACCGCGGGCCGAGGCTGCAGCAGCACTCGTCGATCGCGTGATACGCATCCGGGCCGACCTCGGCCGAGTCGTTCTTGCCGACGTAGCCCACGGTCACATGGAGCTCCTCGGGTGCGAGCCACCGAGGCTCGCTAAGGTCCGCGTCGTCATCGAGAACGTCGCCGACGTGCGTCATCGACAGGATCTCAGGGTCGCGCGGCAGCGCCGCCATGAACGTGCTGTCGCCGTGCGAGTGGAACGGGTGAGGCAGCAGCGCCGGATCCTTCTCCAGGCTGACAGCTGCGACCAGGGCAGACGCAGCCAGCGGCTCGCCTTCGTCGTCGACCTCAGGGAACGGCCCGATCGCGTTCCCGATCGGGCCGACGGAGTAGGCGAGCACGCATCGGCATCCGATCGTCTCGTCCAGCGGCGCACGAGGATCGCCAGGGAACGCGAGGACTTGCGAGCCGAACTTCTTGAACGGCGCGGTCCCTGCGCGCGACTGGCCGTGCAGATCGCGGTGCGAATCGCGGACCCTGTGGTCTCCTCGAGTGATCCAGACCCGGTGGAGCTTGCCGCCGATCGGGCTCGGCGCGTCGCGCTTGAGCTCCTCGGTGAGCTCGCTGATCGACCTGACTGCCAGGCTTCGTGCTGCTGCTCGAGCCCAGTCGTCAGTCGACTGCCTCGGCACGGACTGCGGCTGCATCGAGCTGGACCGCTGAGGAGGCAGTTCGACGCCGGCAGGCGACTCCACGTCCTTGGCTGCAGCTCGTCTGGTCTTGACCTCTCGCCGAGCGTGGTCTCGCGCCCATGCAGACGCGGTCCTCGCGGCAGCGAGCTCGACTCTGGGCGTCCGAGGCACGTCAGCAGCGGCGTGCGTCCCAGTGGACCTCGCCACAGATGGCCAGAGAGCGCGCGAGGCGGCCCGTGTGGCGCGTGCGGCTTGCCGGACGAGCATCGCTGTGACGATCTCGCTGGTCGGGCCCTCGGGCGCGTCTGGCGTGAGCGAGTAGTGCTTCAGCCACTCGGCTGCGGCGGCGGCGAGCATCGCCTGGGCAGCGGCCTCGTAGTAGCCGCGCGCCTGCTCGGCCTCGCGGACCTGGCGCTCGAGCTCTGCTTGGTCGGTCACGACGGCATCGTCGGCTGGACCTTGAGGAGCCGCTCCTGCTCGGCAGCGTCTGCCCGAGCTTCGTGCTCCGCGGTGTTCGCGTCGATGATGAGCAGGATCCCGATGGCGCAGTGGCCGACGCAGCTCACGATGACGCAGCCGATCGCGAGGTTGCGGCTGACGTCATCGCCTTCGCCGACGAGCGCGAAGAGCAGCCCGGCGAGGAGCAAGAGGAAGTTCTGCAGCGCGAACGCTGCCTGTGGGATGGTCATGTCGTGGTCCTTGTCTTGAAGTACTGCCGATTGGGCATCGGCCTGCCCGCCGAGATCCGACGGTACTTGCCCCACTCGCACAGCGCATGCTCGAGGTCCGTGTACGTGAGGTCTCGTCCGCCGTCCGGAGCTCGCTGCGTCGCGTGCAGCTGCGCGTAGAGGTCTGAGCGAGCGATCGGGCCTGCCTTCGCGTCGAGGCTGCCGGTCAGCATGAGGTCGAGCGCAGCGTTGCTTCCGACTGCCAGCGGGACCCAGGCGTCGCGGCTCAAGTGCGAGTGCGACGACCACAAGTAGTCGAGCATGACCTGCTGGCTCATGAACGCGCCGAGGCCTCTCATGCGGTTGAGCGCGCGCTGCACGTCGAGCGCCGATCGGGCCTCGAGGATCTTGGCGATGACCGGCTGCACGATGCTGTCGTCAGCCCAGTCGAGGAGCCACGGCTTGATGTTGCTCACGTGCGTGCAGTGAGCTCCTGTTGCGACCGGCGTCCCCGCGCGCTTGTCTTCCATGATCTCGCCATGCCAGTCGGCGATGCCGGCACGGAGACGGTCTGGGAAGCCGCGGCGCTCGAACGTCTCGATCCGGTTGAGCATCCGGTACACCGCAGCTGTCCAGAACAGGTCGACCGGATCACCGAAGTGCCGGTCGAGCTTGTCCAGGATGTACACGGTTCCAGGATCGAGGTCTCGATAGACGTTCGTGAACCGATAGGTCGCGAGGACGTGGTCAGTGGTCCACGGCGGTGCATCGCCTTGCTCGAACCGCCGGCGGTAGATCTGATGGCGCTCGCCGGTGAACCACCAGAAGTCCTCGATGAGTTCCTCGTCCATGTCTGCGTCTCGGTTCCTTCAGTGTCTGGGTGATGTCAGGACTTGCCGGTGGTGACCCAGTCCGGCAGCTCCTTGAGGATGATGATCCTGTGCGGCACCGTCATGTAGGGAGCGTTGCCGGCGGCTCCCATCCCGCATCCGCAGTCGCTGATGGCGGTGTCGATGTGCCTGCCGTCTGTGAGCGTGAACCGGCCAGCGCGCTTGGTGATCCGCGCGGTCTCGACGTCGAACACGATGCGCCGGACCTTGCCCTTCGCGTCGTTGAGCGCGAGCTGGAGCTTCTTGTCGGCTGTCAGCCACAAGTAGCCCTTGCCGAGCGGCTCTGACG